GATGGGACACACTGATAATTCCTTGGGTGTCCACTTTGTTGTTACCCGCAGGGGGCCGGAAAACTCCCGACCTGCCACGGTCTGCTTTTCGTTTTCAGGAATCCAGATCGATTCATTTGCCCGGTACCCAACGGAAAAATCCGTCAGGTGCCCCTCCTGGATTCTGACCCAGGTGCCTTCCGCCTCTGCTGCCTTGCTGAAATATGACCGGCCCATCAGCCTGTCATCTTCGATCCGCATGTCCCTGTAGCTTCCCAGCACATCCTTGGATTCATATCGCATGTGGGTATCCAGGAGCGGGACTTGCCTGGTTGTGGGGATCTGGCACCCGGACATAAGCAGGATTTCAGGCACAATGGCATACCGCTCATAATCGAAAACCTCTACCGGATCTTCAGTCGCGCCGATGACCTCGACGGACCGGTTTTCCGTGTTGATAGTGCTCGGACCGTCCTGCCGGATGGATAAGGTACGGTATGTCAGATTTTTGGGGTCTGACCGGGTGGAAAGTTTCTTTTTCTTTTTCTGTTTTTTCATTCTTATCTCCCGAACTTGATCAGCTTCGCGGCCTTTTGCTCCTCTACCGCCGCCGGGTTGTTTTTCAATGCGCCGGAAACTTCCTCTGGCTGCAAGCCCATCTCCTTTTCCCATTCGCGGAATTCCTGGATCTCGCGAAGGACATCTTCTGGATCACGTCCACGAGCACGAATAACTTCTTGCGGACTTCTCAAGTTTGCCTTGCTTGAGTCGATCCATGCTTTTGTTTCTCTCAATGGATCAATAGACTCCATGCCGGGCGGTTGCCATTCTGCCCGCTTGTAAGCGTATGGATTCGTGAAATACCCCGGCAAATCCAGCTTTCCGCTCATGACAGCATAGTCATAAAAGGGTAAGGTGGTTGACTGGCAAAATTGCCGAATGTGCCGGGAGATCGTGGGTTTCAATGTGTGCAGAAAATCGTTCCGGGCTGTCCGGGATGTGGAATAATTCAATCCCTGGTAATCACCGGACAGAATTTCATATGGGATGCCGGTTGTGACGGACAACATGCACAGCAGCAGTCGAACCATGGGAGGAAAGTTTGTGCCTGGCCGGGGATTGCTTGCAAGGTCGATGGATTCGCCGGGGTTCAAGTATTCAATAATGGCGTTTTCCATTTCTTCGATGTACTGCTGCTCGCCATCGTCACCGGTCAGGGTTTCCAGGCCAAGCTGCCGCCCTGCAGGTGAGTCGGTCTTTACAAACCCCAGGTATTTTGCGGCCATTTTGGCCCCGTCGATCTCCGCGTCCATGTATTCCTGGAGATCGTGGGCAAGCAACAGGCCTGCGGTCAGCGGGGAGATGCCCCGGAGCTGACCTGGCCGAAGCGTTTCAAACCCATGGATGATGTCTTCTGACTTGATTCTGACGGAGTTTCCCCAGCCGTCGGGGTCGTCGAAGTGGTACGCCAGGACTTTGCCGGTAGATTTCTGATACTCGATGCCCTGATATATTTCGACGGTGTGGTTTCCAGGATATGTGCCCGTGTCTTTTCGGGTGGTCAACCAATCCGCTTCATACGCCTGCAAACAATACGGTATATATCTGTTTTCTTTGGGCCGGAACCGCTTGACAAGTAGAAACTCGCCGGATTCCACATCTTGCCGTTTTGCAAGAGCCATCATTTCGTAAAAATGGAGTTTCCCTGCCACGTCGGCTTCATCCGCCCAAAATTTGAACGCATCTTCAACCATGCGGATGCGGTTTTTGTCCAACTTGCCGTCCGGGTCCCGTATTTTTGACTGGAAAACAATGCCCGGCCCCACGGTATAATCACAGATCCGCCGGACAGCGTTGGCAAAATAGGGAAAATCCCTGACCAGTTGCCGGGTCCGCGCCCGGATACTCACCGATGAATTGCCGATCACATGATTGACGTTGGTGTTGGCCGGGTTCCAGGGGCCGATCAATCGCCCGGATTTTGCGGCTGCATACATTTCTTGCCGTTTGCCGATCTTGTTCAGGCGGTCACGGGCTGCCATACGGGCCAGGCCACGGGCCGGGGAGACATAGGAGACAATCTTGTCGACGATGTTCATAGCGAATACCTGCCTTTGTTGAAGGCATAAACACGCCGGTGGGTCGCGCCGGTTTCGCGCTGGATCAGGGAACGTATTTTAATGAGTTTGTCAAGGTCGGCTTCACGGTATTCGATTGTGTTGCCATTGGACATGGTAACGGACTTGACTGATTCACCACTGCTAAGAGCGACAATAGCCGTTTCGATTGCTGCAAGGTCGGTGCTTGTAAAAGACATAATTGTGTCACCTCTTTTGGACGATGATACACAAGCGCATTGTCTGTGTCAATAAAAAAAAGACACACCTGTATCAAAAAATACAAGTGTGTCTCAGGAATGGAACAGGGCTACTTGATTCGCAGCCCATGGGTTAAACTATTTTTTGTTGCCCCTCAGATACTCAATAATAATATGCCGGGCCAAAGAGCTGATCGTGTGCCCGGATCTCTCAGCCTCTTTTTCCAGCTTTTTGATATCTTCCGGTTCAAGCCGGACCTGGATGTTTTGTTTCATTTTGACTACCTTCTGCTTGGTTCGAGCTCAAGCCTGTTTTTGGCCCTATAGTTAATGGCTTCTATCATACCAATGGCCCAAACTTTTTCGCCGCCCTTAGAATACATTGCGGCTGCCTTATTGGCACCATCTATAAGTTTGTGGTACCCAACCGCAACAACTCTATCATGCCACCTTTTATGCGTAAGAGATGTGGTGTTTGGCAGATTTGTTTCTATATATAACAGACCGGCTGCTATATTGCTGTGAAGGGTCTCACCCTGGCAAACCTCAAGAATTAATGGCCATATTTTAACAAGCTCAGTTGGCCTATTCCCCGCAGCCTTTAAAAGCAAGGAGACACACGATATATAATTTGGCCCTCCGCTGCCTGAAGATACAGACCTTCCAGACATGCTGACCAGTCTTTGTACCAATAGTGCTTCTTTGTTTTTGATTAAAACCAACGCCTTGAATTTTTCAACAGCAGTGACGGCCTTCCTCTGCGTTTGAGCTGTTAAAAACCCCTCTGCCTCTTGTATTTCTCCGCTGGTTTTGAAAACTATACATGGTATTTTTTTAATATCAGACCTGCGCATGGCAGCCTCAACCCTATGCTGGCCATCTATGGCATAATACGCCCCCTGTCGGATAGCGACAATTACTGCTCCGAATGCTATCCATGACCAATCCCTAGCAATTCTGATAACCTTCTGGCTGTTAGTTTCGCGCTGATACGATCTATCCACCTGTATCAAATTTTTATCTATCCATTCGAGATCACCAGGCTCGTCTTTTATTTTCCAACCATACATACTTATCTTGTCAGTACCTAAATGATTTTTGTCTTTTCTATTCATGATTACACTCTCCTTTTATTTTTTAAATTGCAATTCATCAATGAGTTTATTTGCGTACTCAATGTCACCAACATTGTTGATGGGTTTTGTAGTATTCCCGTCAAGGCACAGTTGGCTAATAATCCATTGGTTAACATGCTTACCGGAAATGGCAGCCTGTATCTTAATGGCCCGGATCTGTTCATCACTAAGTAAAAGCGTAAGTCTTTTTGTCGTGGCCCCCAATTTAACCTCCTTTATAAATTCGTGTTTAAAGATAATTGCCGCCGCCATGTCAACGGACCCCAGGTCAGCAGGAAATACCACCTGCTGGGCAGGGTTGCTGATGTGATTGCCAAGTCTGTTATCCAAAGATCAAATGTCATGCTATGCCTCCTTGTATTGCCCTGCCGCTCACCGTTGATTATTTCCAGTGCTTTTTTCAGGGCCTTGCCTCTAACCATCTCGTCCACATCCACGGGATGGTTATTTTTTTTGATTGTGTCAGACTCAACCCCAAACTCGTAAGCGTCATAATTGCTGTTCTCCGGATCACACGTGACGCAGAATGACGGCTCAGAATTGATATGATGGCTGCAAAAATCACATGGCATGCCTTCCTGATTTCGGTTGAAGTCTTTG